ATGAATAATGAGCAGTTTATAGACGACTGCTCAGGTCTATTAGCCACGAAGATTCAACTCCTGCTAACTCTCTTCTCATAAGAGCATCCGTTGTAAAACCTTTTAAAGTTTCATAGCGGAATAGTATAATTATACTATATTATTTTACTTGATTAGTTGTTCTTCCGCCACCTGATGACTTCTTTGCAGGAGCCTTCTTTGCAGTCTTTTTAGTAGTTGAGGTAAGTTTCTTTGAAACTTCTTTTGCTACAGCCTCAGCAACAAGTCCAAATGCTGGATCTGTTTTCTTGGCATATCTAATCGCTACAGGCACAAGTGATGACCATAGTGTATTTGCTACAAGTAGCCATTCACCTGTTCCAAAACCAAATGGCATGTCTTGTCCTGATGTTTGTGAAACAATTACCATTGCGCCAAATACTTGGCCAGCAAGGTTTTCTGCGTATGACTGAATCATTGCTTTGTTCATATTTTTCATTTTTTTCCTCCTAGGAATTTATTGCTTGACTATAGTGTAAATCACACAGGTCAACAATTCTGCTTTCAGAACTTGCCCAAACCTGTGTACTTTCGTCCTCACACAATTCTTCTTCACATATAAATAAGTTAAGATTTTTTGTGTGCTTTAAGACGATCATACTCTATTCTACCATAGTGTTCTTTTGGTATTTGTCCAGAAAATGTTGATTCAGCAAATTGGAAGAACTTAGTGGACGTATATCTGTTATTTTTTGTGACCTCAAGTGTTTCATGCCAGTAGTTCTCGTTTCCAGGGAACAAAAGTAAAGTATTAGCATTTGGTTTTATTGTAAGGTCATGGTCGGGAAACCTTATTTCTCCTCCATGATAATCATCATTTATGTAGTATACAGAGGCAAGATGGAGTGAAGATATGGATAGGGTGTCAACATGCAAGTCCATTGCATAGCCTTCTTCAAACTTAACTATGTTAAATAGTTTTTCTTTTGGAGGTTCCACTTCTACATTATAAATTTTAACAAATGTGTCATATGCAATTTTAAATATTTTAGACAATATCTCAACTATTTCATTTGGCATTTTGTGTGAACTTAACCTATAAACACCCCAAGGTTGCTTTTCCCACTGTTCAATCTTTATTGCAAAACTAATTAGTTTTTCATGCTCTTCTTTAGATACAACATTTTTTATTATGTGTATATTTTGTGTAGAGTTTCCTATTTTGTCAACATTTTCTAAATAAATTTTATCTTTTTTATCAGAATCATATGTCATCTCTCTATTGTATCATAGTCTTCTGGCAGAATTTTTTTTAATTCTTTGTATGCCCCAGAGATTTTTTTCATAGAGTGGTAATGAGGGTAGGCGGACCCAACCTGTCCATACTCGTCAAAATAGGCTATTTCAGGCTCAATATCAGTAACAAATTTATTTAATGATTCCTGCACACCTTCAATATATTGGTATGCCCAGTCACGAGAATCTGAAACAAATTTTAAAAAAGCGTCTGAATCTGTTTCTTTTTTAAGCAAATTACGTGCTGATGCCTCAAAAAGTTTTTCAGCCAAAATTGTTTTATCTATATGTGCCTGAATTAGTTCTTTAGATATTACCGAAATTTTAAGTTTAAATCTGATATTGTTTACTATTAAAGCAAAAAATAAAACTACAAAAAATACAAATGCAACAAACTCAATCATAGATCTTTACCACCCTCTCTTACTAATAAAACAATCGCTCCATTTTCTTCAAGCGCTTTCTTGGTGCGAATCATATACTCTACAGCCTCTTTTCTTTCTTCTCCAGAAAGACTCATAAACTGCTTTTCACTTGCCTTAACTGTTAAAAAATTATCGTGGTCAAGTATTTGAAGTTGAAATCCTTTTGGTCCTTTTATAGAATGAAATGCACGTCTCATAGATTCAGTATACATTTTATTAGTCCACCGTCAATCTTTGCCAAGTGTTTGCCCAGTCAGACTTAGACTTATGCTTTGAAAACTCTTTAGAAAGTTGACCACCTTCAAGGTAGACACCACCCCAAACTCCCCACTCTTTTTGTGAAACTCCAACAGCAAAACACATTTTGGATACTGGACACATAGAACATAACTTATCTATTGCTGGCCTTAAAATTTCATCTTCTTCGTACTTTTCAAAAAATAGATTAGTATCATAGTCTAAACATATTGCATCATCTTTCCACTCATGCTTTGGCATATTAACTCACAAACTTATCTGGTATGTCCCATCCACTCTTAGAAGGTACAAAACGACGCTGTAGGTGCCACTTGCCATCGACAAATGCTCCCTGCTGTGCTGTTCTGCCTTTTTCAGAGGGGTATGAGTTTACTACAGTCCATCCATCCCAAGTTAAGAACTTGTTCTTGCTAACAATTGTTTCCATTTGTTCTAATGATTTAATTTGCATCTTTGTTCTCTCTGTTAGTATCTGAAAATGCCGTATTCGACATTGTTATTTTTTGCTTCATCAACAAGTTTTGAAACTTGTTCTCTTTCTTTACTTAAGAAAGCAAAGTAGTTTATATCTGAAATATTTTCTGCAACCCATGAAGGAGCAACAGCCTTATACTTAATACTTTTGCCACGAGCCTTTAGTCCTCGCTCTGAAAGGTTTGCAAACTCCATAGCCATAGAATTAATGTTTGCAGGGCCTGCAGAGTAAATATAAAAATATGGATCTTCTTCTTTTAAAGAAGACATTGTAACTGCCATGGCTCTAAGAAAAACCTGGTAGTCATTAAAACTACTGGTTCCTTGAATCCCCACTATCATTTTTCTTCCCATCTCTAAGTTGATCCATTATAAATAGCATCTTATCTAATTGTACCTTATCCATACCTATCGTGTCAACTACGGTTGCACTGTGCTTATCTATAGAGTCTCCATCTACATCTGCACAATAAAAACTACCATCTTTAACAAAGTATGCTTTTTTATCAAAAATTACAACCTTTATATTTATTTTTTCATCATGCTTACTAGACTGAGTAATCATTTTTTTCTTATAGGACCTGATGTCTGGAAGCAGTGGCATTACCAATGTATGTATATGGCTTTGGCTATACCTAAAATTGCCTGTTTTAGTTTTTAGTGTACGTGGCAATATTAGCCTTGTTGTAATGAACATGGCTATCATAGTTATAGCAGATCCCAAAAAGTATTCCATATTTCTCCATAACAATTATACTACTTATCTGACAAGATAATCCTTATTATTTCTTTTAGAGTATACTGTTTGTCTTTATTTAGGCTTGCTACTGCTATCTCGTCTAATGCTTTTTGTGTAAGTCTTACTGTTGGATTTTTTTCAGTAATGTCCATATCCAAGAAGCCCTCTTGCCACAAAAACATTGTCTCATTTGAAAAATATGTTGATACTTCTGTATGGAGTTCTGGACTTACATCTATAAGTTTTTCAGTAAAGTTATAAACAGGCTCACCTGTGTCTATATCTATGCCAGCAACCTCTAAAGCACCAGACAAGATCAACTGCTCTATTGCATCATCTTCATCTTTAAACTTCATGAGCGGACCCTCCAAGTCATCCTTGTAGGTCCTTGGTCAATGAGTTGAAACATGTGGTGCTCATATTGATCCTTTAGTTCTTTGTAGACCTCTGGACTCACTTCCTTCATCTTGTCTGTAATCATATACATCATTTCGCCAGTTGCTTCATCTATACCTTGAAATTCAACAGCACCCTGAAGCATTAGGTGTTCAAGCATGGCTTCTTCTTTAAGCCCCATTTTATTTACCTGACTTTGCTCTGGCCTTCTTCAAAGCGTCAAAATCTTTAACCTTTGTCTCTCCCATATAGCCCCAAGCGTGACCATCATTAATCATCTTGTCATTAAGAGAAACGGTGTCTCCGTCAAGGTAAACCCATCCCAAAATACGACCATACTTTTCAGACGAGTTCATCTTTTCAGTCTTGATTACGACAGTCTTAGCAGAGTCAATACAGTGCTTCAAATAAGCCTTTGCTTCCAGTCCTAAGACCTTTTCAGCCTTGTCTGTAGTGCGAGACTCAGGGGTATCAATACCAGCCAGCCTGACTCTTGAACTAAAAGAAATGTCAAACCCTAAATCAATCTCGACATCGATGGTATCTCCATCAACGACCTTTGTTACTTTCTTTACATAATATTCAAACATTAGTATGACTCTCCTTTTGCTCTATTCTCAACAAGTTTTTCTCGTTCATCTGTTACTGTTATTGCAAACTTCATCATCTTGCTATACCCTGATGGATTTGACATAATTTTGTTGTAGTGATGACCACAAAACATAAGGTCACCATTTAGGCCAGTGACCTGAACTAAGGCTTCTGCAGCACAAGAGTCACACCTGTCTGTAGCCTTTAGAACCCAGGTCTTTGCTTCTTCTGCAGTATTAATCATAGTCTTCATAGTATACTCTATCTTTCTTGTATCGGTTTGGTTGATGTGTTATATTTAATTATACGGCAAGATAAATGGAATGTCAATACTAGACTATACAGCCTTTATATTTAAAGATTCTTCGGCAATTGTCATTGTCATTCTATATCTTTCATCTAAAATATCATGAAGATCTTCATAAACTACTCCATTACTGTAAAACCTATAGTAGTTTTTTCTGAAATGGTAGTTACAATAAAGTGTAGATCCGCCACCCTTAAAGTTTTGTGATTTTCTAGTTACAAGAACAAATGCTTCGGCATCGCACTTAAGGCTTGATCCATTACCAATATGACATTTTTTTCCTAATGTTATCTTTGTTGTTACATCTTTTGCAAAAGTTTCTTTAATTTTTTCTCGTTCGTCTACGATATATTGCTGGATATCTTGCCATGATTCACCACGAGCCTTATACCCACTGTCTCTTGTCATATTTACTTCATAGTAGTAGTGAAAATCACACAAAAACTTCTTGCCGTGAGACCCTTCTATATAGACAAATGCTGGTGCAACACAGGATGTATTTGCATTTTGAGTGACATCAATAATATGTAAGGTTTTTTCAGGCAAAAACATCATTGGGTCAAAGGCTTGACACATTTGTCCTTCTGGGATACTTGTTATCATTTTTTCCTATTATCTGTGGAATAAAATCCACTACCATTAAACACTGCCCCTACATTAGAGTATACACGAACCAGAGGTAGATTGCAAGTTTCACAATCATACCCTGGATCGTTGTCTTTAATTGATCTTTCTTTTGTATACCGTTGACCGCAAGGCATACAATCGTATTCGTACAATGCCATTTACTTAGATTTTTTCTTTTCTTTTACAGTCCAGATTGGTGCATTGAGTCTATCTCCGCCCCACTCATAGCCAAGTAACTTTACTACTGCTCTAATTATTTTAATACGCATTACTTAACCCTCCTAAGCCAACGATTGTTCCAGATTCTTTCAAATATAAAGTATCCAACAATTTCCCAAGCAACATATACCATAAACCCTATAGTTATGGGCTCTAAATATTCATTTTCCCACTTACCAGTAATGATATATATCAAATAGGAAAATAGCAAACTGGCAACTCCTACATGGAATGCAGTGTAACTTATTGCCTTAAGAGAACTTCTCTTTTTTGATTCCATTATAGTGCTACCTGATTTGTCTTTCCCCCACCGCCACCAGATATTTTCTTTGGTGCAGGCTTTGTAGCCTTCTTTGCTGCGTCTGCAGATGTTGACTTAGCAGGTGTTGCTGCCAACTTATTTAGTAGTGGAGCATTTTCTTCACCAGTATATACTGGACGGCCCCAACCAACAATAGCGTTAACTAACTTCTTCTTATTATTCTTTACATATGCACGAGTCTTCTCTACGCACATTCCTCCGTTGCGCTGATCTCCCTTTGCAGTTCCTGAAGTGTTTCCTTCAATAACTTGGATTGTTCCATCGCCATTGTTCTTAATGCAAAGACCAACATGTGAAATACGATTTACACCATCATCTGGGAAATCAAAATAGATCCAGTCTCCTGGAG